CTAGACTGCACACCACACTAGAAAATATGGTGAAAAAATTAGCTGACCCCAGATGGGATGAAGAGGATGTAAAGAACCCACAGGTTTATGATTCGTTCGTAGGTCATGGTATGGAGTTAACTTCTCTTCTGACAAGTCTGAATATTACAAACGATAGCGACTTGGAACAAGCCAGAGTAGCGCTTGAACAAGCGTTAGCAGGAGTTCAACCTGACATGATAAAGAATCAACCTTATGTCAGAGAGAAACTACTTAAAGATGTTCAATCAATTAAGGACTTATTATGAAGGTAATAAAGTTAACTGATGAAGATGATGCTGACTATCTTAGGAAAAAAGAAAGGGTAGCCATAGGAACGTTAAAACTAGCAGGAGACGGTTCTTATGTTAAAGGCGTAGGTATGCGTGATGGGGACTTCTATTTACTAGAGGAGACATCCGAAGACTCTGAGTATATGGCTTTTATAGGTAACGTTGATCCTACACAGCGCCAATGGTTAGTTGATACTATACTGACGAACGGTGTAAAAAACACATTAGACATAGACTTACCTCCTGTTCCAGAAGGTAGCACTCTTGTTTTCTTCAAAAAAATACGCCATAAAAAGTACTTGTTTAGAACATTATGGGACTTTAAAATACAGGAAAAGGTAGCTGTTTGATCGAACAAATGGTTATGTTAACCAAAAGTTCGAGGTTCATATAATGACTAGCAATGACTAAGAAAGTTACAGAGAAGTGGGTAAAGCGCCAAGTAGTTCAACGTTTAAAAGAACTTGGCGCTTACTACTTCTACCCTGTAGCGAGTGGGTACATGTCCTCTGGTGTACCTGATATTGTAGCCTGCTACAAAAGTAAATTCATAGCTATCGAATGCAAAGCCAACGGAAACAAACCAACCCCCCTCCAAACTAAAAACCTCAACGAGATAAACTCATGTCTAGGTATTGCTTTGGTTATTGACGAGAATAATCTAGAAGATGTTACTGCCACGCTGCTAGAACTTTAACCCTTCCCCCATGACACACCAACCGTGATAGATAAATCAGAAACTCCATGCGCTATAAATAAAAAAACCTCTGGTCAATCTATGACCGTACATGATACACTACCTCCCCTTAAAAACATTTCTATACTTATTAATATGACCAAGCAACATGCCTACATACTAACCCCCACCAGCGGAGTAATTAGACGCTCTCGTGTAACACATAATGAGATAACTAATTATGAAAAAACTAACATACCAATAAAGGACGTTATCAAGAACTTCAAACAACAAGCACTATCCCCCCCTGCGTTTAACGAGTTAAAAAAACTAGAGAAAAAAATAAATGTATAATTTTATAGTTCTTGATTTTGAAACTTATTATTCAAAAGAGTATGGTCTAAACAAACTTACAACAGAGGAGTATATAAGAGACGATAGGTTTGAGGTTATAGGCGTGGCTGTTAAAAAAGATAACCTAAACCCTATATGGAAAAGTGGTACGCACGAAGAAATAAAAAATTTTTTATTGTCCTACGACCTAGAAAATAGTTTTGTTGTAGGGCACAACTTAAGATTTGATGGCGCTATTTTAAATTGGATATTTAATATTAAACCGAAAGGACTTATTGATACGTATAGTATGGGTGCAATACTACACGGTCTAACAGAATCACTCTCACTAAATAACCTGTCTAACTTATACAACATAGGGACTAAAGGGAATGAAGTGTTAGATTCTATAAACAAAAAACGTAGTAATTTCACAATAAAAGAGTTAGATGCTTATGGTTTATATTGCTGTAATGATGTAATCCTAACACACCAACTTCTTCTAAAAATGATCCCATCTTTTACAAAGGTAGAGCTCAAACTAATTGACTTAACTATTCGTATGTTTACAGAACCTACAATCAGAATAAATAAACCCCTACTACTAAAACATCTACATGATGTTAGAGAAAATAAACAAAAACTTTTGGACAAAGCTAACGTAGATAAAAAAATATTAATGAGCAATCCTCAGTTTGCTGACCTACTGAGAACCCTACAAATTGACCCGCCCATGAAAATAAGCCCCACCACAGGTAAACCTACCTTTGCATTTGCTAAAACCGACCAAGGATTTAAAGACCTCCTTGAGCATTCAGATGAGAAGATTCAAATCTTAGCTGCCGCAAGAATTGGAAACAAATCTACATTAGAGGAGACACGGACGGAGAACTTTATCAGTATATCTAACAGAGGTTTACTGCCCGTCCCCCTAAAATACTCTGGTGCTGTGGTATCTCACAGGTGGAGTGGTAGCGATGGTATAAACATGCAGAATTTACCGAGAAGCTCAGAATTAAGACGTGCGTTATGTCCTCCGATAGGACATAAGTTAGTAGTTTCAGATTTGAGTAACATAGAATTACGTTTGGCTTATTGGTTTTCTAACTCCCACCAAAAAATTGATCAAATAAAACAAGGTATAGACCTGTATACTCAGTCCGCATCAGACATCACAGGAACACCTTATGACGAAGTGGATAAGGACTTACGCTATATATTTAAGGTAGTTAACTTATCTGGAATTTATGGCGTGGGCGCTAATAAGATGCATAATATTTTGACACAAGGTGGGGTCAAGAAAGATTTAGACGAAGTTAAAAATATAGTTTATGCCTATAGGAGAAACAACCCAGAACTTGTTGAGGCTTGGTCAAAAGCTGAAGAGATGCTAACTGCTGTTATGAATGCCCAAGCTTATAAAATGGGGGCGTCTGGTATTATTAGTAGTGTCCCTAAAAAAGGAATGTTGAAACCTAATGGAATGTTATTGGGGCTTCCTAACCTAAGAATACTAAAAGATAAAGATGGGAGGGAATCGTGGGCGTATGATAAGAAGTTAGGTCGTAAAGTAATCCCAGAGTATATACACCCAGCCAAGACTTTTCAGAGGTGTATTCAATCTCTCGCTAGAGATGTCATAGGAGAACACTTACTTTCGGTGGCCTCTAGATTTAAGGTGGTAATGACCGTGCATGATGAATTAGTTATTGTATGTCCTAATAATGACGTGGATAATTGCGTGGAATATGTGAGAAAGTGTATGCAAACTCCGCCAGTTTGGTGTTTAGACCTTCCCCTAGAATGTACAATAGGAGTAGGGGATAATTATATGGATGCTAAATAATGAAAAAATTTACTTGGTCTTATTCTAGTGCTACTACATTTGAGAAATGTCCTAAGCAGTATTATCACTTATATGTAAAAAAAGATATTAAACAAGACCCCAACCAAAAACATTTTCTATATGGTAACGAAGTTCACAAAGCCGCAGAGTTGTATGTTAGAGATAGTGTACCCCTCCCTGATAAGTTTTCTCAGTTTCAAGCGCCACTAGATAAATTAATTTCTATCCCAGGTGAAAAATTTTGTGAGCATAAAATTGGGCTAACACAAACGCTTGAACCCACTGAGTTTTTTTCCGATGTTGTGTGGTGGAGAGGAGTAATTGATTTATTAATACTTGACAAAGACCAGAAGGTGGCTACAATCGTAGACTATAAAACAGGAAAAAATAGTCGGTACGCAGATATGCGCCAGTTATCTTTAATGAGTGTAGCAATATTTAAACACTTTCCTGAGATAGAAAAGATTAAGTCAGCATTATTATTTTTAGTTAGCAAGGAAGTTTTACGATCTAACTATAAAATTGAGAAGGTTGACGATATGTTTAAGGAGTGGGGTACGTTAGTAAAAAGAATAGATCATGCTTATGAAAGCGATATATTCAATGCGTCCCCCAATTTTGCATGTCGTAGTTTTTGCCCAGTTCAACAATGTGTTCACTGGGGTAAATGATGGCTAAAAAGAGGGTAAGAAACTACCAAAAAGAAAATGAGTACAAGAAAAGACCAGATCAGATAGCAGCTAGGGTAAAGAGAAACGCAGCTCGTAGACTGCTCATACGAGAAGGATTAGTTAAAAAAGGTGATGGCACACATGTAAACCACATAGTCGCACTAAGTAAAGGTGGTTCTAATGATAGGAAAAATTTGAATGTAAGAGACGGAAAAAAGAATAGTTCCTATGCTAGAAATAGTGATGGCTCAATGAAAGGAAAAAATCGAAAAGCATAATATACTGATGACATGACTTTCTATATCGAAGCTAGGAACTCTGAAAGTATACGACGTATACAAGTAGTAGCTATAACAGCTGATGAAGCAGAGGAGAAAGTTAAGGGCCTTTTGGGGGAAGGTTATTTTGTAGAATCAGTCTCTACATTTGAACGACTAGAACGGTCATAGGGGGGTAGTTAGGGGGAGGTTATGCTAGATAGTTTATGCATTGTATTTTACACAGCTTACTTTAAATGGGCTAACGGTTCGTATCATGCCTTCCCTCAAACGACGAACCGAATTGAAATTAAAGTAGAAAAGTTTAGAACTCTATTACTAAAAACAAGACACAATACTTGGTTTGGGGTTGTGAACGGGAGAATTTTTTACGGCTCGTTTAATAAGTATAGAGATCATGTTTGTAAACTAGCAGAGGAAGAACCTTTGCCTGAGGTAGCTTATAAATTACGTGCAGTTTTGGAGAATTAAAATGGAGTATATAAAAGACACTAATATTTTAAGACCACCTACACCTAAGGAGATAAAAGATTTAAGGGTTGATAGTGGGTTAACAGTTGCTCAGGCAGCTAACTTAATTCATAAAACACCGCGTTCTTTCCAAAGATGGGAGAGAGGTGACGGCGATATGCCATTAGCTTATTGGGAATTATTTGAACTTAAATGTAAAGTTCTAAAAATGCGCGAAGGCGCTATGGTATAAATGGAGGACTTTTATATACCAAACGAAAAAGAAATACGAGGGCACAGACTACGTGCTCAATTAACTCAAGGACAAGCGGCTAAATGTTGTTGTGTGGCGCAGGCTACTTGGGCCAGATGGGAGACAGGTAGAAACAAAATGCCACCAGGTTTGTGGAAATTATTTTTAATTGAGCTTAAATATGAAAGTGATATTAAAGAAGTCGAAGAAGAAATACCAACTACTTCTTTAGACCAAATAACTGAAACTTGGGATGAAGATTATATTAGTCAACTAGAGGGGCGTTAAAGATGAGTGAAGAAAATTTGTTGAAAATGGACGGATATAACAATTGCCTAATTGGAAAAATATCTGGGGCAGGTATACCAGACAAATTATGTTACAGCTATGATTTAGTTATTAAAGAGAATATGAACATGGGTATGACATATGAAGAAGCAGTGGAGTATTTTGAGTTTAATCAAAGAGGCGCTTATGTGGGCGAGCATACACCTTGCTTCCTAGAGAACATAGCATTTACAGATGAAGAGCTATAGATGGAAATATATAAAGACAAAGCTTTAATAGTAAACACAAAAAACCCTAACCTTATACTATCGAGTATACCTAAAAGTAAAGTCCTGAAATCTTATGAAAATGGTGTATCTAAAGTTGTAGTTAACTGGGGTATTGACGAGGTAATTACACTATCTAAATTAGTTAAATTTCCGCCTTCACCAATAACTAAAGACTATAAATGGCCGGGGATATACAAACCTTTTAACCACCAAAAAGAAACAGCAGAATTTTTATCCGCCCATAAACGTGCTTACTGTTTGAGTGAAGCAGGTACAGGTAAAACCTCAGGAGTTATATGGGCAGCTGATTATTTAATGAATAAAGGTAAAATTAAACGAATGCTAGTTATATGTCCTCTCTCAATAATGAAAGCTGCATGGGAAGCAGATTTATTTAAAACAGCTATGCACAGAACTGTAGCTATAGCACATGGAAGCGCTGAAAAAAGAAAGAAAATTTTAGCGCAAAATACTGACGTTGTTGTTATCAATTACGATGGTATTGAAGTTGTACGTAAAGAACTAATAAAAGGTGGGTTTGATTTAATTGTAGTGGACGAAGCTAACTACATTAAGACAGTAACTACAAAGAGATGGAAATCACTTAATAAATTAGTTAATCCTGATACATGGGTGTGGTTATTAACAGGGACACCTGCGGCGCAATCACCGTTTGATGCGTATGGTCTTGCTAAGATGGTAAACCCCGTTTCTGTACCACGTTATGCAGGTACTTTTAAAGATATGGTTATGCAAAAGGTTGGTCAGTTTAAATGGATACCTAGATACAACGCTAAGGATATAGTATTTAAAACATTACAGCCTGCTATACGCCACACAAAAGAGGAATGCCTAGACTTACCAGACGTGTTGTACACTTGTAGAGAAGTAGATTTAACACCACAACAAAATAAATACTATAAAAAACTTAAAAAGGATATGTACATGCAGGCGGCTGGAGAAGAGATTACTGTAGTAAATGCAGGTGTTATGTTAACTAAATTATTACAGGTAAGCGCAGGGTCTATCTATTCAGATGATGGGGAAACTATAGAGTTCGATATAAAAAATAGAATGACAGCGCTTAAAGAAATTATTAACGAGGCCAGTCACAAAGTATTAGTGTTCTGCGCATTTCGACATAGTATAGCTAGGATTAAAGAGGAACTTGATTCTAGTGCTATAAGCTGTGACGTCATTCATGGTGGCGTGTCTATGAATGCTAGGTCAGACATATTCAAAAAGTTCCAAGAAACTCCGGACCCGCAGGTATTAATTATTCAACCTCAAGCCGCTTCTCATGGCGTTACACTTCATGCAGCTAACGTAGTAGTTTTCTGGTCCCCTGTGATGTCAGTAGAAACCTACATTCAATGTTGCGCCAGGGTTGATAGAGCAGGGCAACGAAACCCTATGACTGTAGTTCATCTACAAGGTAGCCCTGTAGAAGAACGAATGTATAAAATGCTGCAAGGCAAAATAGATTTACATACACAGCTAGTTAATTTATATAAAGAGGAAATTGAGTCTTGACAATATAAAGATACATGATATGATTTGTTTTTAATCAAAACGAGGTAAATAAAGGTGAATGAAATAATGACAAGTACTAGAAGCGAAGGAGTAAAAACAGTTGTGGAAATGATTGAAATCGAATCTATGACTGGGGAAGACATTGAACGGCTAATGACAGCCGACATTAATATGCGTGAAAAGATAGCCGCTCTTGAAAAACAAATAAAAGAAATCAAAGAAGAAAGAGCAGAAGGTCAAGCTATTCTTATTGAAGCTTGCCGTATTTTAAAGTCGGACAGTCTTAAAAATCAAGTAGGAACACTCACCAGAAG